ACGGAATTGATGACTCATTTTTCTTACAAAGGCAATTTTGTTTTCTCTACTCCTTTTGAAAAGAAGCTACTTCAGGATTGTGCTAATATGTATCCTTTAGTTATTCCGCATATGCCAAAGGATTGGTTTCCAATAGCAGATATGGCAGATAAGGTGAATCCTCATGTCGCTCGATTGACATTTGAATTTGATAAAGTCTATTTTGCTAGGTTTGGATTGCATGTTAATCATGTTTCTCAGGTTTGTCCAAATGATCATTTGGTTACTGGAGTTAGTCTAAATGATGTGGAGATTCCTAGTCTTAAAGTTTTATGTCTTCGTAAGCTATCTTGTTATAATATTGCGTATGGAGGTAGCAAATTACATCCTTATACTAGTAATGCGGCACTTTGGCCGGCTGCAATTTTGCCGTCAAAATTAGGAAGATTGCCAAAAGGACATGCGTCGTTTAGACCGAATTATGATTTTAACGATGCTTATCGAGGAATAAAGTATTATTATTGGGCATGTATTAATGAGAAGAGGAAAATTGCATGGAATTTTGATCCAAGAGATTTCCGCGATATTCCTTTAGGAAGTTCGAAAGTAGCATTTCACGAATATCCTGTATATGCAGACGTTAGATTAGATAAGTTTTCGAAAGTTCGATTCGTTAAAAATCCTACGAAAAATCAAGCAGCTTTAATTCTGAAGCGAGAACTTTATAGATCATTGATGACTGCGGCGGAAGAAACAGAAGACGGTGAAGTCCCAGTTGAGAAGAATTTGATTCAGCCAATTACTAATATGCATGTAAAGTATCATAATTTAAATGTGGTTGATGAAGGAAAGATTACTGATGAGTTGGCTGCGGATTATAGAGTTAAAGGGCGCTTGTTTTTCTTAGTCAATGATAGTGTTTTGCATAGAATTTTTCAATTCAGAAAAGTTGAACGAACTTATTACCCGGATTGTTTTACTGTTGATGGTCGTCCAGCCCGAAATATGAGCGCGCATAATGAGATTGGTACAACCTGGGTAGAAGGTGGAGCTTATATGAAGTATTTGGCAATATTAGGAGACACGTTAGATCAGTATGACGAAATACTTCTTCCAGGGCATACGCCAGATAATGTATGTAAGACCTATAAATTTCGTTCGAGAGGTTCATCATCAGTAATTGAGGGTGATATTAGTGGCTTAGATTCTAGTATCACTGCTATGCAGTTAGTGATTTATATGATGTTTGCTTCAATTTGGATAATAAAAGATGAGGCAGACCATTATTATAGGATTTTCCAGTATTTGTTGGAAGCGTGTTCAGAGCAGTTGGCCGGAAAGGTAGTTCGATGGTTGGTAGATTACATGTTATTGTTAGGTTGTATGCCAAGTGGAAGCTTAGAAACTAGTCATGGTAATACTTGGATAGTGATTAATTTTTATTGGTTTGGATACATTTTTAATGAAATGGCAATAAATACAAGAGAAATACGGACAAAGATTTGGCGACATCTAATTGGTAGAACTTTAGCAATTTTGGTGTTTGGAGACGACTTTATCGCAGTGATATCGGATGAGTTAGTTGATATACTTACTTTAGAGCGTTTTGCTGAGTATTTGGAGCGATATTTCGGAGTTAAAATGAAAAATTTGATCACGCATCGATCATTGATAACTTATTTGCACGTTGAAAATGGAAGTGTGTTGCGATATGTTTACAATGGGCCATCATATTTAAAGCGAAGGTTTATATTAGCTTCAAATTTTTGTTTGGAGTCCATTTGTGATGCGGTAGCGCCGGTTGTGTCATGGAGACCGTTTGCACAATATTCTTGGCGAGTGGCTGTCCCAAAAGATCGAACTGCCCCTCCTTATATGAATTTATCACGTTTGATTGGATTGGCATATGATACATTGGGTGTTGATCCTATGGCTTATTTTATGATAAAATTTTTATTTAAGAAAACATACGCAAATTCGGTAAAGGCGTACGGTAAGAATTTTATAGATGAAAATTTTCCGATTTGGTTTGGAAATGACCAAAAATATATGCGAAAGATTGGATTCCAAGCTCCTAATAGTGATTTTCCGACTAGAGGTTATTTAGTATCTCTTAATATACTAAATAGAGAACACCATCGACCAAAGTTTCCGAATATTAGAACTTGGCAGGAAGCAATGATGGACACAGAGATATG